TTGATTTAGAGGCATTGCCTGAGGGCTTCTTCAACCCTTGGGGTGGGCAGTACACCATCAGCTTTGCTGATCCTGACTTACCCAATAAGCCATTGACCTACATCTCAGTTGATGGAGAGCAGTATGACAGCATCTGCCTGAGCTTCATTCAGACAATTAGTAATGAGGAGACAGTGATAGCAATTATTAATCCTATAAATAATGACCAACCCGATTTATGATATTGATGCAAGTTGTGGAGGCAAGCGCAGAGGCTGTTGCCTTATCGAATTACCTAACGATGCCGAGCCTGCTGATATTGTTGCTGATAGCTGCACTCAGCGCATCCTTCTCATTGTTTCTGGACTTCCTTCTGGAGGATCACCCAATTGGGCAGTGGTATCTGTCACAGATTCAGAAGCTCCCGACTTATTGGGCTAAGCCCTTAGGGGAATGCCCATTCTGCTCCGGTGCTTGGCAGTTCCTCATTATCTCTTGCCTTATTTTTCACTATCCATTTTATTTATGTTCAATATTTTTAGGCGCAAATCATCTCCTCCTGCTCCTGTTCAACAAGTGGCAGAAGAAGCTGCTTCTCAAGAACAAGGTGGCAGAATACTTTACAGGGGTGTAGCTCCGAAAGACCGCTGGGATCAGATTGAGTTTGCCTTCACCTCCGGTGGAGTCAATTACTTCAAGTTCACGGCAGAGGTCAATGTGCCATTTCAGAGAGCAGTAGCAGCCAGAGACATCTTCACCGAAGAGCTTTGGCAAATCAACCCAGACTACCTGAGAGGCTGGAACAATGGCTTAATCAACTTACTATTAGACAAGAAAAAGAAGGATGACAAGAAGCTCTATGAGATAGGCATTCTCGCATCCCGGCTAAAAGAACAGATGGAGCTATCGGTTAGCCTGGTAAGGCAGATGAAGCTGGCAACGGTTGTCTACTTTGACGAACATGAGAATCCACTGGACTACCAATACCCATACAATAAGTCTAAGCTCAGCCATTGGATGGAGCATAATGATGTTCAGGGTTTTTTTTTGAATCTGCCGGAGTACGCTTATCTGCCCTCTTTGACCGAGTACAGCACGAATTTCCCGAACTATTTGCAGGCCGAAACTCTGCAAAACCTAAACAACCTGAAGCACATTATTGGACTGCAATTACCAGACAGCACAGGCAGCGATTTGATGAGCAGTATCGAGTTGCAAATGGAGATTTTGAGCGAGTTAAATACCTGGTCGAAAGGCCAATCTACGAGTACTATTTAATTGTGAGTAGCTATATTGCAGACCAAAAGAAGAGGACTAAGGTGAGAACATAATTGTTTAGTGTTTTGGTTTAGTGAAACAGTAAAGAGCCACTGATATTCGGTGGCTTTTTTAATTGCTATCTTTACGGCATGGCAACGATTTCAACTAATGACATCAAGATCAGGTATGACATTGACCTGAGTAAACTTCAGCAGGCTACTTCTGAATTTGATAAGATTACCTCCGAGGAACGGCAGTTGCTTGCTGAGCTTGGGAAACTCAAGAAACAATTTGATGAAGTAGGAGATAAAGCCAAGAAGTCTGGTAAGGATGCTGGCGATGCTATGGGCGGCATGGGAGCTGTTGCTTCTAAAGTTGCACCAGCAATAGCAGGAATCTTTGCTGCCGATAAAGTCATGGGCTTTGCCAAAGAGGTCATTGCTGTGACTGGGGAGTTTCAGAAACTATCTGCTGTGCTAACCAATACACTTGGAAGCAGAAGTGCAGCAGCTGGTGCAATGACTAACATCCAAAAGTTTGCATCAGAGACACCATTTTCGGTTCAGGAACTTACTCAGTCATTTGTAAAACTAGCCAATCAAGGATTCACACCTACTGTTGCTCAGTTGAGAAGGTTAGGAGACCTGGCTTCCTCTACCGGAAAAGGATTTGATCAATTAGCAGAGGCCATAATAGATGCTCAGACAGGAGAGTTTGAGCGATTAAAGGAGTTTGGCATCCGAGCAAGCAAGGCTGGAGATCAGGTCACATTCACATTTAAAGGTGTTCAGACTCAAGTTCAATTTACCAATGATGCCATTAGACAGTATTTAGTTTCGCTAGGCGATGTTCAAGGTGTTAGTGGAGCAATGGCTGCAATCTCTGGAACACTAGAGGGGCAAATCAGCAACCTTGGAGATGCTTATGATAGTTTACTCAATACCATTGGCACTAATCTAGCACCAGTTTATCAGAAGGCATTAGTTTTAACATCTGCATTCCTAAATAAGCTAAACGATTTATTTGGAGGTAAACAAATCAAAGAAGCTGGAGAAAATTTCAATAAGTTATATGAGAAATATAGCAATGCAAGCTCTGAGGCTTTAAAAAATGCAAAAACCAATGCAGAAAGTAGCATAAAGACAGAAAAGGACAGACTCGCCCAGATGAAACAGATATTTGGCGAGGAAACTAAGGCTGCTGAGGTTGTAAGAGAAGAATATAGAGCAAGCGGAAGTGAATATGATGACATTCAACAGCAGACAATTACTACTTCAAGAACGGTTACTGCCGAGCAGATAGCTAATCAAGAGGCTTTAATTAACTCATACCAACTAAATATTGATGTATTTACTAAGCTATATGAAGAGAAAAAGAAGAATCTTCAGGTTGATCAAGCCACTGAGAAGCAAGATAAGGCAGCATATCAGGCTAAGTTAAAAATCTATGAGCTTGAGAAGCAGCAGCAGGTGCTGATGGCTCAGCTAAGAGGCTCAAAGCTGGGTGAGGTAGGTGCTGAAAAGGTATTTCAGCAGAAGGTTTATGACTTAAAAAAAGAATACAGCACTAAGAACATTGGCATTATAGAAGATGAGGTCAAGGTAGCCAAGCTCCAGCGAGATAAGGCAGCAAAAGATTATGAGGATGCAGCCAAGGCTGAAATGTTGGTAACTAAAGATGCATCTGATTATCTTAGAAATGAAGCTGATAAAAACTATAAAGCTGCTCAGGATGCCTTAGATAAAGACATGAAGGCTCGAATGGATAAAACCAAAGCCCAGCATGAACTTGAATTAGATAGATTAAAAAAGCATGAGGAAGAAAAACAAGCAATTAAGCAGAAAGCCTTAGAACTAGGGCAAACATTAACAGATGGGGCATTTAACATCTACCAGGCTAATCTTAGTAATGAGATGGCATCATTACAAAAGCGATATGATGAGGAGGTAAGACTCGCCGATGGAAATGTTCAGAAACTCACTGAGCTTGAAGAAAAGAAAAATGCTGCCGAAAGAGAGATAAAATTAAAACAATTTAGAGCAGAGCAAGCTCAGGCTGTTACCAGAATCATATTTGAAACAGCGTCAATATTTGCAGCTCAAGCATCTAATCCATTTACTGCTCCATTAGCCGCATTGACTCTTGCAATTCAAGCTGCTCAGATTGGATTAGTGCTGGCTCAACCAGTGCCTGAGTTCGCAGAAGGAACAAAGGGAAAGCCATTCAAGGGAGGTAAAGCAATAGTCGGTGAGCGAGGGGTAGAGAAGGTTGTTACCGAGTCTGGCAAAGTTTACTTCACTCCACCAACTGCCACGCTGGTAGACCTTCCTAAAGGCGCACAGGTAATTCCTAATCATGCCCTAAGCAGGCAGGAGGTGTTCCTGGCTAACCACTATGCCAACAGAAGCAACAGCAGTGCTGGATCTCCGGTGGTAGGCAAGTTAGATGAGATTGGAAGCATACTTAAAGGCCTGCCCATTACTCAGCTTAACATGGATGAGCGAGGCTTTGAGAAGTTTATCCGCACGCCAAGGCGCAGTACTAAGATTCTTAACAATAGATTTGGCATCAATAACTAATGGCGAACTGGAAGTTTTTTCTTGATGGGAATGAAGTAGAAGAACCAATCGGCTGGGATGCCATTGAGTTCACTGCCATTCGGATGGATAGTCATGGCATAGATCAGCCATTCAGTACTGAGGTAAAGTTTTATGCCGAAGGAGCTAGATATATTAAGAGCATCTATGACCAGTACTTCATCAATCAACCTATTGCCATAACCATTACTTCTGATGTAGGCTATGGCAACTCCTCATACCAGTTCGATGGCTTTCTCAATCTGGCAATCTATTCCGAAAAGAATGTCTGTGATACTGACTCTTGGGAGATTACCGTAGGAATCATTGATGACAACTTCAGGGAGGACTTCAAGGCCAGAACTGATGTAGAGATTGACCTGACAAAAACCAAAGACTTAAATGATAGCACCATAAATGCCTTGGCATTCCGGAATATCCGGATGCACCGGATGCCTCTTTATTTGACTGCAACTGGTAAGAACTATGCAGATAATACAGGCTATGCCGAGTTTGACTCAATTCCAGCTGTAAGAGCGGCACTTAGTGTTCCAACCTATTGGAGTCAATCAGATTTGAGAGAGGCTTACGGAAGTACATTAAACACTGCTGTTATTCAAATAATAGGGGAAACAAATTTTGCCAGCGGTGCAATTTTTGTCAATAATCAAAGTGTAACAAGAACAATTGAATATGAAATAAAACTTTCTTTTGATGGTCAAAGATATTTAGGGACAGCAAATGCAGAAACATTAGAACTTCGAATTTCAGAACACGCTGGAACTACTTTTATTTCAAAAATTGTTTTATACACTGTTTCTCTTGGCTTTAACCAAACATTTTCAAATCTAAATGCAACCTTTACAGGCAGTTTCAATTGTCCTCCAGGAAATACCATAAGTCTGCAATTTGTTGCTCTTGGTGTAGGGGTAAAATGGGGAGCAAACATAACAACCTATGAAGGCTACACCATTACCCTTAATGAAATAAACGAAGGAGAATTTGCTTCTACTTCCGATGTACTTACAATAGAGCAATGGCTTAGAAGGTGTATCTATGTAATGACCGGAAGCAATAACAAGTTGCTATCAGATACCTTTAGTGAGTCAGGTAATGGGTGTGAGTGGAGTTATGCCTTAACCAATGGTATCAGGATTAGGAATAATACCACAGAGGCAGGAACGCAGTTAATGACTTCCTGGAAGAAGACCTTTGAGGAACTGGATAAAATCTTTTGCCTTGGATGGGCATTCGAGTGGACAGGTTCGGAGTGGAAGATTAGGGTTGAAACCAGAGATTACTTCTACCAGAACTTGGTAAGTCAATCATTTGCCAATGTAGGAGAAGTTGTTCAGGCGGCCAAGGTGGATATGCTTATGAACAATATCATTACCGGGTACACCGACCGGTGGAAAAACATCCAGATTGGTGGTGTTTATGCAGTTCATACAGACCGTAATTACTTTATCCAGAACAAGGCAATGAATGATAACTCATCTGCCAAACTGGATTTAAGATCAAACATAATTGCAGAGGGTTATGCGATAGAGTTTTACCGGAGAATGTCTGACATCACCTTTGGTGCGGCAACTTCGGATAGGCCGAATGATAATGAGACATTTATTATCTGGCTTAATCGAAGTGAATTTACTGTTACATTTGTAGAGGATAGTGAATATAACCTTCCAGGTGATACTCCAGGTGCGCTCACATTTGCACCGGGAACGGTATCGGCAAGTAGTAATATAGCTTGTGCCGTTGTGGGAGATGTATTAGACAATAGATACAATTTTGCAATCACCCCGACAAGGAACGCCTTTAGGTGGTGGAAGTGGATTGGTATGTTTACCTATAAAACTCCTATTGATATTACTTTGAATGCTCCAAATATTCAGTATCAAGTAGGTCAGTATTTTACCAACATTCTAATTGGTATTCTAAATGGATTTGATTGCAATATTTTTGATCCATTAATACCAGGAATTTATGAAAATCAAAATATTAATCCAACCTGGCTTGCAACTCCCTACAAGGACTATCTACTCAGGCCAATCGAAGTAACATTTAGTTACCCACAAAGTCTGTGCGATTTCTTAACTTTGTCTCAGGATGAGCAGTACAAGAAAGTAAGGCTCACCTCTGGCAGTTTGGTTATTGAAGGCTTTATAACTTCGGCAACCAATCAACCGGAAGATGCCTCCGGTGGTACAACTCAATTCACATTGCTTTACTCCAATCAACAATCAGAGCCGGGTGGAGCATTCGATGAAGGATTTGATGATGGATATGACAACGGTGGTTAAATATGCCTAACATTAACAGGAATGACTTAGATGCACTAAGTCTCACTAACTTTCCAAACAATACTTCACAACAGATTTCTCCCGCTGATCTGAGGAATTGGTTGGAAAATGGGATTGATTCTTTTGTCACCCAGAAGGACTCCTC